CGATCCTAGAGCTATATCGCGGCGATCTGCTCGATGCTGTGCAGCTATCCGCTGTGGGCCGGCGAGCGCGCGATCGGCGAGGCGGTGGTCGAGAGCAAATTCGCCCCGCCGACGCCCGGGATCCTGAAACCCCTGCTCGATGGCCAGGTCTCGACCGCGCGCTATGTGAACCACTGGGAAAAGGTCGCCGGCGATACGGTCAAGCAGCTCGATGCGCCGCGCGCGCCGCGCGAATCCATGGACGAGTTGCGCGCTCGCCACGGCCCGAATTGGGGCATAGCCACCGGCCGCAAGCCTGTGCCGACGGTCGAGCAGGCGCGCGCCGAGCTCATCGCGAACATCGGCCAGGCCGCATTCGACGCGCTCCCCGATGCCGGCCACGACACCGAGACGTGGCAGAAGCTGAAGCACAAACCGGAGGCCGCATGAAGCTCGCACTCTCAGAGATCACGGCCGACCAGCGGGCGCAGCCGCGCGCCACGATGGACGTCGATGTGGTCGGCGAATACGGCGAGGACATGAAGCGCGGCGATCGATTCCCGCCGGTGGTGGTGTTCTTCGACGGCGCCAAGCACTGGCTCGCCGACGGATTCCATCGCTATTACGGCGCGGTCGCGGCCGAGCGCGACAAGCTAGAGTGTGATATTCGCCAAGGCGGGTTGCGCGAGGCGATCTTGTTTTCGTGCGGGGCCAACGGCGCGCATGGCGCGAGGCGCACCAATGACGACAAGCGGCGCGCCGTCTCGCGCCTGCTGCAGGACGATGAATGGGGTAAGTGGTCGGATGAGGAGATTGCGCGTCGCGCCGCGGTATCTGACACATTCGTCGGAAAAATTCGCAAGGAGATCAGGCGATTAGAGGATACCTCCAACGTTGGAGGTATGGAACGCACGTTCACGCACCCTAAAACCGGACAGCCGAGCACGATGACGTTTGCGCCTCGGTCGCCGCAGGAAGGCGCGCTCATCGCCAAGTCGCTGCACGAGATCGAGCGCCACTTCGACATGATGCCGGATCCCAAACAGGCTGTTGCTGACTTTCCCGAAGATCAAAGGTATTTCTTCCCACCATCGAAGATCGACGAGATGGTCACATGGCTCACAGCCTTCGCCGCAGCCTGGCGCACGTCATTCGCAAAGCCCGAGGCAGCGGAATGATCGCCGAGGCGCGCACATATCAGCAGCTCTGGGCCGTGCTGCGAACGCGCGCCGACGAGCTCGGAATCACCCGCGAGAACCTTGATGCGGAAGGCGGATTGCCGGCCGGCTACAGCGGCACATTGCTGGCGCCCGCGCAGGTCAAGAAGATGGGATTGTCGTCGCTCGGGCCGCTCCTCGGCATACTCCGGCTCAAGCTGATTGTTGCGGAAGACGAGCAACGGCCAAAACCTGTCAAGCCCTCGGCAACGCACCCGACCTCTCATCGAAAACACGCTAAACCCGCACGCAATCAACGTTGATCGCAAACCTCGCCGCGAGCAACCGCGCCCCAAGTCAAAAACGTGATGTACGCTCCCCGCATTCCACAGTGAGCGCGACCAGCGCGAACGAGGACCGCGCCGAAGCGCCAGCGCAAGGCGCTCCCCCAACCGAGGACAGGCCCGATGATCAAATTCAGCATCGCCATACCCGATTGGATCGCGCGCATGCTCCCGCGCAAGCTGCTCGATGACCTCGACCGACGCAGCCTCATCACCGGAAGCGCAAGCACCAGCTTCGCCAAGGGCGCAATCACGCTGAAGGCAGACAGGTCGCACGAATAGCTCGTCATGGCGATGCGTGTGATAACCCGCGCGTGCGGCGCAGCAATTTGATGTTCGCCATGGGTATTGGCAACGGCATGCAGCAATATCAACTGGTTGGGCGCGCTGGTGTGGGTATGTGGCATAGACGCAGCTCGGCCTGGCCTGGGTGTGCTCGTGGCCTAGGCCATTGATCGGGCTCAAAAAAGACCGGGGCGGGGTGGGGGTGGGGGGAAAACAGCCGGCGCGCGCGATATTGCGCCTGTCCTAACTCTTTCGCGGACCTCATGAAAACACTGTTGCCGATATGTCACTCCGGGTGCGTTGCCGCCACATAACGAGTTACCAATGATGGTCGCATGGTTGAACCGCGGCCGCCGATGAATTTCCCCGAGGGTTGGGCTGGATTTGGGCCGAAGATGCTGGCGCTGCGCGAACGCGAGCGGCGGTTCGTTTGGGCGTTTCTCGTCAACGCGATGACGGACGGGCAGGAGAACGGCGCGCAGGCGGCGCGGGATGCGGGCTATTCGGACGTCAAGGAAGGCGCCAAGGTCAGGGCGCATAGCCTGCTGCACCGCGACGACGTGCTTGACGCGATGAACGAGGTGGCGGCGCGTGAGTTGCGGGGGCTGGCGCTGCCGGCGGTGGTGGCGTTGTCGAAGCTGCTGGCGAAGCCTGACCACGAGGACCACCGCAAGGCGATCGAGATGGTGCTCAACCGGGTCGGGCACGCGGAGCGCACCTCTGTCGATGTGAACGTCTCGGGCTCGGTGCAGGTCAACCATACGGACGAGGCGGTGGCGCAACTCGACACGCTGCTCAAACTCGGGGTTCCGCGCGAGCGGCTGGTGGAGACCTTCGGGTTCTCGGGGCTGGCGCGCTACGAGAAGATGCTGGTGGAACGGGATCGGCGCGCGTTGCCGGGGCCGGTGATCGACGGCGAGGTTGTTTCACGGGAAACAGCCGGTGGTTGACGAGATCGACGAGGGGCCGGACCCGAACGACCTGCGGCGGCACGCCAAGCGGATGTTCACCGAGCTCCAATATCGGCAGAAATACCGGCGCATCGATTTCTACCGGCCGAACTTCAAGCAGGAGGAATTCCACAACCTGCGATGCGTCGAGAAGATGATCCGGGCAGGCAACCAGCTTGGCAAAACGCAATGCGCCGCGGCTCAGATGACGATGGACGCGCTGTCGCTCTACCCCGATTGGTACAAGGGCAAGCAGTTCATCGAGCGGCCCAAGATCGAACGGCCGCACGATTTTGTCGGCTGGTACGGCTGCACGACCTCGGAGAAGACGAGGGACGGCGCGCAGGTCAAGCTGCTCGGCGATATCCGGCAAGAGGGCGGGCTGGGCACCGGCTTGATCCCGCTCGACAACCTCGTCGGCCGGCCGACCATGGCGCGCGGCATCTCGGACCTCGTCGACACGATCCTGCTGCGGCGCGAGAGCGGCGGGTCCGCGATCCTGCAGGGGAAGACCTACGCGGCCGGCCGCGAGGCATGGCAGGGGGTCGCCGTCGATGTGGTGTGGGGCGACGAGGATCCCGGCGATTTCGAGATTTACGGAGAATGCCAGGCGCGCCTGACGACGACGCGCGGGTCGATCATCTGGTCGATGTCGCCCATGCTGGGCCTCACACCGGTTCGGCGCCATTTCAAGAACAAGACGCCCGGCACCGGCGAGGTGCTGATGACGATCTGGGATGCAGCAGTATCGAAGCGCGGCCACATCCCGGACGAGGATATCCCCGGCATCATCGCGCGCTATGGCAGCAAAGCGGCGACCCGCGCCTTCGGCGGCGACATGCAGGGGCAGGGCGCGGTGTTCGAGACGCCAGCCGAGCATATCAAGCACACGCTCGACCCCGCCAATGTGCCGATCTACTGGCCATGGCTGTGGGCGCTCGACTTTCGGCATTCGGGGCAGGAATCCGGCGGACATCCCTTCGCCGCGGTGCTGCTGACCTGGGAGCGCGACAGCGACGTCGTTTACGTCATGGACGCTTTCCGCATGTACGGCATGGCGGCAAACCACGTCGCCCGCATCAAGGAGAGCCCGATGCGACTCGCGCCGGCGGCATGGCCGCATGACGGCGGGGTGGGGGCCGGGGTGCAGACCAACGACACGATCGCGCAAATCTACAAGAAGCTGGGCCTCAACATGCTGCCGACGCACGCGACTTTTCCGAACGGCGGATACAACACCGAGGCCGGCGTCACCCTGATGGAGGAGCGGCTGGCCGCCAAGAAGCTGCTTGTCGCAGGGCACCTGTTCGCGTGGTTTGACGAATATGCGGGCTACCACCGGCTCGACGGCAAGCTCGTCAAGGTCGACGACGACCTGATGAGCGCAACCCGGATCGGCATCATGGACCTGCGGCGCGCCAAGACGGTCGAGCGTTTTAGCGTGATCCGGTCATCCGGCGACCCGGCCCCGATCGCGGCCGGCGTCGATTTCGACCTGTTCACCGGCGCATAGCCCGGGTGCGTTGCCGCTGACGCATACAGGTCGCACCTTGGGCATGCTGGCCCACTTGGGCTTTTCTCCTTGTCAACTTGGCCGGGGCTTCGGCCCTGGCCCTTTTCTGGAGCCATCCCCATGCCCGAGTCCACCGACACCCGTACCGACGCGCAGCGCGAGCGCGACGACGCCCATCGCGAGATTTTCGGCGACGATCCGCTGCTCGGCCCCGACGGCACGCCGATGGAGCGCGGCCACGGTTCCGCCTTCGCCCGCATGTCCGATGCCGACAAGGCGCATTTCCACGCCGTCAACGCGCGCGCTGCGGCCGACGAGGTGATGGGGCTGTCGAAGCAGCTCACCGCCGCGGTGGCCAAGCTCGCCGGGACCCTCAAGGACACGGTCGAGACCGCCCAGGCCTCCAAGGCCACGGCGCAGGTCGACCAGGCCAAGAACGAGCCGAAGACCGCCAGCGGCGTCGCGGCGCAGGAACGCGACCGCGCGCAGGCCGAAACGGAAGACAGAAAGCGCGATGCCACCGCCGACCGCTCCCCCCGGCGCACCCGGCGCGCACCCCCGCCCGACGCGAACCCCACGGGCCTCTGATGGCCACGCCCGGCATGGGGTCGGGCCTGACCGGCTCCGCCACCGCCGACCTCGGGCTCGGTCTCGGCGACATGCTCCAGCAGCAGGTCGCCGACGAGACCGAGGAGGAGCGCAAGAAGCGCATGGCGCAGCTCGCGCAGCGCAAGCAGATCGGCATGGGGGCGACGGCGGCGACCGCCATGCTGTTCGGCTCGACCGGCGGAGGCCCCGGTGGATACGGCGCATGAGGGCATCCGCGAGTCCAGGGACTTGCGTGACACCTGGCAGGGCAAGGTGCTGGAGCATGCGCAGGGCCGCATGATGCTGGCGGTCTGCTCGATGCTGGCGCATGCCTTCGACGAGGCGATGCCGATCCTGTTGCGCGTCGTCCGGCCATTGTGCTGGGACGAGGAGCGCCAGAGCCTCAAGGCCCCGTTCCTCTGCAGCATCGCCAAGATCGACCATGAGGGTCGGGTGGTGGCCGACGCCATCCTGTTCGAGGGCGCGGTCAAGCATCGCGACAAGGTCATGTTCGCGAGCTCGCGCGACTACGAATACGAGCTGCGCAAGCTCGCCGACATGACGCAACTCTCCGACGCCGATCGCCGGCAATTCTTCATCTGCGCCAGGAACTGGGTCGCGGCCGACCGGCGGCTCGATCCGGCGATGGACCCGCGGGACCCCGATGCCAAGCGCCTCCACTGAGCTCACGGTCGCCGGCGTCAACGTGCGGCCGACCCGCATGGCGCGGCAGATCTCCGACCGCGAGGCGCAGATCGTCGCCGGGCTGATGCGCGAGTTCTCGCAATCGACGGTCATGCGCAGCGCTACCGCGGCGCGCTGCGAGGAGATCGCCGAGCTGATCGACCCCAATTCCCGCAACACCTTCTTCTACGGCAATTTCAACTTCCCCGGCGGCAAGAAGACCCAGCAGCAGGTCGACGCCACCGGCGCGCTGGCGCTGCACAGGTTTTGCGCCATCGCGGAATCGCTGGTCACGCCGCGCAACACGCCCTGGCACGGGCTGGAAGCGGACGACTACGTGATGAAGGACCGCGCCACCCGGCTGTGGCTCGAGCAGACCACCGCCGACCTCTTTCGGCTGCGCTATGCGGCAACCGCCAATTTCGCGGCGCAGAACTATTCCAACTGGCGCTCGATCGGCGCCTACGGCAACGCCACCATCTACATCGACAAGTTCGACAACCGCTGGCACCGCGGCACCCGCGGCTTCCGCTACAAGGCGATCCCGTTCGGCGAGACCTTCTTCGGCGAGAACCACCAGGGCCAGGTCGACCGGATGTATCGCCTGTTCAAGCGCACCGCGTATCAGGCGGTGCAGCAATGGGGCCGCGACCGCCTGCCCGAGCAGCTCGTCACCGCGCTCGAGCAGAATTCCACCTGGCTCTACAGCTTCCTGCACGTCGTCAAGCCGCGCGACGACTACGATCCCGAGCGCCTCGACGTGCGCGCACTTCCCTATTGCTCCTACTACGTGTCGATCGAGGGGCACTGCCTGATGGCGGAGGAGGGGGGATATCGCACTTTCCCTTATCCGGTGTCGCGCTACGACAACGCGCCGGGCGAGACCTACGGCCGCGGCTGGGCCGACATCGTGCTGCCGAGCCTGAAAACCCTCAACGCCGAGAAGGCGACCTTCCTGACCCAGGGCCACCGCGCCGCCTCGCCGGTGCTGCTGCTGGCGGACGACGGCATCGTCGGCATGGACATGCGGCCGGGCGCGCAGAACAAGGGTGGGGTCTCGGCCAAGGGCGAACTGCTGGTCCACACCCTGCCGACCGGCGACATCCAGATTTCCAAGGAGATGATGGCGGAGGAGCGCGGCATCATCGACGACGTGTCGCTGGTCTCGCTGTTCAAGGTGCTGACCGATCACCCCAACATGACCGCCACCCAGGTCATCGAGTTGGTCAATGAGAAGGGGATGCTGGTGGCGCCGACGCTCGGCCGCCAGTTCACCGATTACGTCGGCGGCATGGTGCCGCGCGAACTCGACCTGATGGCCGAGATGCAGTTGATCGCCCCGATGCCGCCGCGGCTGCGCGAAGCCGTGATGGAGCAGGGGATCGGCGCCATCCGGGTGACCGACACCTCGCCGCTGGCGATGGCGGCCAAGGCCGGCAAGGCGGCGGGCTTCATGCGCACCGTGGAGTCGGTCAAGGAGCTGGTGAACATCACGCAGGACATGAGCCTGCTGGATCGGTTCAATTTCGACGCCGCGATCCCGGACATCGCCACCATCGGCAACACGCCCGAGAAATGGATGGCGGACGACGAGGCGGTGGCGGCGAAGCGCCAGGCGCGCGCGCGGGCGCAGCAGCGACAGGAGCAGATCCAGGCGATGCCGGCGCAGGCCGCGATGCTCAAGGCGCAGGCGACCGTCGCCAAGGCGCAACCCGGCCTCGCGCCCGGCCAGGGATTCGGCGGCCCGCAGCAATGAAATTCACCACGCCTGAGGACGCGCTGAAGTATTTCGGCGAGCAGAAGACCGCGTATCAGCTCGCCTTCGGGTCCGGCGGCGGCTCGGCCGTGCTGGAAGACCTCTCGATCTTTTGCCGGGGGCGCGAAACCTGCGTCGTTCCCGGCGACCGCGACCGCACCTTCGTCCTGGAGGGTCGGCGCGAAGTGTATCTGCGTATCCGGGACTATCTCGACCGCACGCCCGAGGAGCTCGTAGCCCTCAACACCAGGCCCGCCACAGGAGCGACAAGCCATGCCCGAAGCAGCAACGACCGCGACGACTGATTCCACCACCGCCGCGACGACCGCAGCCACCACAGCCGCAGCAACCACCGCCGCCCCCTGGCATCAGGGTGTCGACGCCGAGACCCTCGGCCATTGGCAGAACAAAGGCTGGAAGGTCGAGGACCCGAAGGAAATCGCGATCGCGGCCACCAAACAGGCGCGCGAACTCGAGAAGCATTTCGGCGTGCCGGCCGATCAACTCATCAAGATGCCCAAGCCCGACGCCAAGCCGGAGGACATCAAGGCGTTCCGCGCGCGCCTGGGCGTGCCGGCCGAGCCGAAGGACTACGACTTCTCCGCCGTCAAGGACGCGGCCGGCCAGCCGATCCCGGCCCCGCTCGCCGACGCGCTGCGCGCCGCCGCCCACACCGCCGGCGTGCCGAAGGACGCCGCCGCCACCATCGCGGCCGCCGTCGTCAAGCAGATGGACGACACGCGCGCCGCCGAGACCGCGACCCGCACCACCAAGATCGCGGCCGAGAAAGCGGCGCTCAAGGCCGAGTGGGGCCAGAATTTCGACTTCAACCACCTCAAGGCCATGGAAGGCGCGCGCCGGCTCGGCATTTCGCCGGAGGCGGTCCAGAACATGGAGAACGAGATCGGCTACAAGGCCACCATGGAGGCGATGCGCAAGATCGGCGCCGGCACCTCCGAGGACACCTTCGTCGACCGCGGCGCTGGCGGCAAAAGCGGCGTCGCCACGCGCGAAGGCGCCATCGCGCGCAAGGCCGAGCTGATGGCCGACCAGGCCTGGGGCAAGCGCTATGTCTCGGGCGACGTCGAGGCCAAGCGGGAAATGGACAACCTCAACACCCTGATCGACGGCAACGCGCAGGCCGCATAAGGAGCAAACCCATGGACATGACCGAGACGCCGACCCCCGCCGCGCCCGCCAAGCCCAGGCGCAAGCCCGTCCGCCGCAAGGCGGCCGCGGCGCCGAAGCCGGAACTGCCATCGGAGCTCGCCGGGCTCACCCCGACGGACTGCTGCGACGGGTGCAACGACAAGCGCTGCGCCATCTCGGGCAGCCCGGTCTGCGCCCATCCGTTCAAGGGCGGATTGCAGAGCAGCATGATGGGCGATCCCGCCGCGATGAAGCGCCACGGGGCGGCAAAAAAGGCGCTCGCGCACCTCAAGATCGAGATCGGCGCGGCCTGATCGCCACCCCCATCCGGGTGCGTTGCCGATTGTTTCGCACCCGGTAGATTGACCGCGTTCCTCGACGTTCGGGTCCCGCAAGGACAAGCCCGGCTTCGCGGCAGTTACGGCCCCCTCTCTGGACAAGGCCGAAGGTTTGATGGTCCCCGCGCGCGCACGCGCCGACGGGCAAGACCGCGGACGTTCGGATCCAATCCATAGGGGATAGCCGTGTCGGAAAATCTGCCCAAACTTTTCACCACCCAGTTCTCGACCGTGCTGGCCATCAAGCTCCAGCAGCGCCAGTCGAAGCTGCGCGGCCGCGTGATGGAAGGCTATCACGTCGGCAAGCAGGCTTCGCCGATCCAGTATATCGGCGCCATCCAGATGAAGCCGCCCGCGGGCCGCTTCGCCCCGATCGGCCGCCAGGACGTCGACTTCACGCGGCGCTGGGTGTTCCCGGTCGACCGCGACGCCAACCAGCTCATCGACACCTTCGACAAGCTGCGGACCGCGATCGAGCCGACGTCGCAGTATTCCGATGTCGCCGCCGCGGCCGTCGCGCGCGAATGGGACGACCGCATCATCGCGGCCGCCTTCTCGACCGCCCAGATCGGCGCCGACGCCGGGGGCCTCTCGACCGAGACCTTCTCGACCTCGTCGTGGCAGATCGCCTCGACCTTCGGGTCGACCGCCGCGTCCGGCCTCACCGTCGCCAAGATGATCGAGGCCCGGCGCATCCTGCGCAAGGCGCAGGTCAATGTCGACGAGGAGACCATGACCTGGGTGACCAACTCCCAGGGCGAGAGCGATCTTCTCAACCAGGCGCAGGTGGTGGCGTCCGACTTCAACGGCTCCAAGCCGGTGCTGGCGGACGGCAAGGTCACCCGCTTCCTGGGCTTCGACATCGTCTATTCGGAGCGCCTGATCTCGGCCTCGAACGTGCGGCAGAACATCGCCTTCACGCGCAGCGGCCTCTATCTCGGCATCTGGAAGGACACCGAGAACGACGTCGACCGCCGCAAGGACCTCAGCGGCCTGCCCTACCAGATCTACACGATGATGACCTCCGGCGCGACGCGGCTCGAGCCGGGCAAGGTGCTGCAAGTGCTCTGTGCCGATACCTCGGCTGCGGCCGACGTGACCCCGTAAGGAGGACCCCATGTCCGTCGACCACGTCAAATCCACCTTCGTCACCAACCTCGACGCGTCGCCCGTCGTCCAGAACACGGCCGGCGAGGGCGGACCCGCCGCGCTCAAGAGCAACGAGGGCTACGCCACTGCGGTCGCATCGTCCTCGGTCGACGCGACCTACCAGCTCGTCCGGGTGCCGTCGAACAGCAAGGTCAAGTCGATCATGTTCGAGTCGGCGGCGCAGACCGCCGGCAAGTTCGACCTCGGCCTCTACTACGCGACCGACGGCGAGGGCGGCAAGCCGACC